ACAGCCTCATGGTCGCCACCGCGGCGCTGTACGACGTGGCCTATGGGCTCAAGGTCGGCGGGGTCGACTCGGAGGGCGTCCCGGTCGCGGTCCTGCCGCTCAACCCGAACATCGTCCAGCCGGTCCAGACCGACACGCTGTCGATCATGCCGCCGGCCGACTTCTGGGTGGGCACCACGAAGGTCTCCCGCGACGACCTCGTCATCATGCATCGGAGTCCGCTCCCGGGGATCTCCGACGACACGGGCGGCGTGATCCGGCTCGCCCGGATCACGTTCGCCGCGGCCATCGCCGCCGAGGGCTACGCCAGCCGCTACTGGCAGGCCGGCGGATCCCCGACGACGATCATCGAGACGCCCAATCCATTGCAGCAGGCGCAGGCCGAGGCGCTCTCGACCCAGTGGACGTCGATGCGCCAGCTCGGCCCGGACTACGCCGCGGTCCTGGGCGGCGCCACCGCCAAGTCGTTCGGCGCCGATCCGACCCAGCAGGCGGCGGTCGAGGCGCGCCGCGAGCAGGTCGCCGACGTCGGCCGCTACTTCGGGGTCCCGACGAGGATCTTGAACGCCCCGACCGGCGATTCGGAGACCTACTCGAGCTCGGAGATGGCCAACCACGACCTCGTCCGCTACACCCTCCAGAACTACATCGGGATGATCGAGGACGCCATCAGCGACCTGCTTCCGGGCGGCCGGCACGTCGTCATGGACACCCGGCGGCTGACGTCGGGCACCCAGATCGCCCAGGCCCAGGCGCTCCAGCTGCTGACCGGCGGCAAGCCCGTCATGTCGGTCGACGAGGCGCGGGAGACGCTCGGCTTGCCGCCCATCGAGGAACCCAGCCAGTTGGAACCCATCGCAGCACCGGTGTCAGGAGGAGGGCCGCGGGATGGCCAAGGCCAGTAGCACGAGCACGGGCGACGAGAAGCCGTCGGTCCTGCCGGCCGACCCCGGCCAGGCGGCGCGGGCCGAGGAACTCGCCCTTCAACGCAGGGTCGTCAACGCCGTCCACGACCGGACCCACGAGGGCCAGGTACCCATCCCCATCGTCCAGCCGGGACCCGAGAACGCGGAGCCCGGGTCGTGAAGGTCACGACCCAAGCCCAGGCGGGCCTCCGCCTGGCCGAGGACGATCCGCGCTCGGTCGTCGGCCTGGCCGTCCCGTACGACGCCATCACGGCGCGGACGAGCATGGGCCGGATGCTCTTCAAGCAGGGCGCCTTCGCCAAGTCGGTCGGCGCATGGACGACCCGCCAGGACGGCGCGCGGATGCCGTTCCGGACGGCGCACGGCACGCGAGCGTCGGGCGTCGTGACCGATCTCACCGAGGGCCCGCGCGGGGTCGAGTTCCGGGCCGCCATCTTCGAGGGACCCGAGGGCGACGCCTACCTGCGCGACGTGGCGGCGGGGCTCAACGGCGTGTCGATCGAGGCGGATCTGCCCGACCGGGTCCGCAAGGCAAGGGACGGGACGATCGTCTGGGCTCAAGCCGAGCTGACGGGGATCGCCGGGGCGGATTCGCCCGCATTCGATGGGGCAAGGGTCGCCCGCATGGAGGGAACCATGGACGAGACCGCGGAGACGCCGCAGGAAGAGACCCCCGAGGTCATCGAGCCGGCGCCCCCGGCAGTCGTCCGCGACCTGGTCGCCGCGGATGCGACGGTCCAGGCCATCGGGCGCGCACCGATGCGCATCACCAGCCAGCCGTCGGTCTACGCCGCGGGCTCGGGCAACAACTTCCTCGCCGACCTGATGCACTCGCGGGAAGGCGACATGGCCGCCGCCGACCGGCAGGCTCGTCACTATGCCCAGCTCGGCGACCTGTCGCGGTCGATCGAGCGGCTCGGACCGTCCGCGTTCGCGGGCGACGTCCTGTCGTCCGAGATCCCGGGTGCCTATCCCAATTCCTATTACCCCGGGTTGATCACACCTCGGATTCTCAAAAGCCGGCCGATGGGCGGCTTCTTCGACCGGGTCGCCATCACCGACGCGACACCGAAGATCTTCGCCAAGGTCACGACCTCGACGACGGTCGCGGTCCAATCGGCCGAGGCGGTCAACCCCGCGGCGTCCGACCTCGCGACGACCGCGGTCACCGCGACCCCGCTCCTCTACGGCGCCGAGACCGTGGTCAGCCGCCAGGCGCTCGACGGCGGCGATCCGTCCGCCGCGAACATGATCCTCGCCGACATGATCGAGGCCTACGCCCAGGCGTCCGAGACCGTCATCAAGACCGCGGTGGAAGCGGGAGCGACGGCGTCGGGCACGGCCATCACCGCGGCCACCCCGTTCGCGGGCGTGCTCGGCAACGTGGTCAAGTACTACACGACGCGGTTCAAGCCGGCGACCGGGATCTTCGTCCCGTCGGCCCTGTTCGCGGTCCTGCTCGCCCAGGGCGACACGACCGGCCGGCCGTTCATGCCGCTCCTCAATCCCACGAACTCCGATGGCACGGTCGCGACCGGCGGCGTGTCGGGCTCGGTCCTGGGCGCGACCGCCTACCTGTCGTACGCCTCGACCGCAAACGTCGTGGTCACGACGCGGCCCGACGACTACGTCATCTACGAATCGAGCATCGCCCGCTTCAGCTACGACCAGTACACCGGGCCGTCGGCGGTCCGTCTCGGGATCTGGGCCTACCTCGTCGTCGGCACCCGCCTCGGCGGCCTCAGCGTGACGGCGGCGTAAGTGCCGTACGTCACCGGCGCGGCGATCCTGACCCACGTCGGGAAGAGCTCGCCCAGCGCGGCCGACACCGCCTGGGCGACGAGCTGCGCCGACGCCATCGAGGGGGGCATCACCGCCCTCCTCGGTGGCGAGACGCCGTCGGCGGGCGGCACCGACGAGCTCGAGGTAGCGGCGCTGACCGATGGCGCCGCCCTGTTCAATTCACGCGCCGCGCCGCATGGCATCCTCTCGGTCGGGCCGGATGGAGACGCCGTGCGGCTCGGCGCGGACAGCCTGCGCGCGGTGAAGCCGGTCATCTACCGGGTCCACACGACGGCCGGCATCGGCGTCGGATGACGTCGATCAGCGATGCACGGACGGCGCTCGTGGCGGCGGTCGGAGCGTCGGACGCCGCCATCGATCCGCCGGCCTGCTACGTCTACGGCTCGGGCTCGGACATGGCGCCCGCGGGCGGGCGCGGCTTCGAGTGGGAGTTCCGGGTGACCTGCGCGGTCGCCTACTCGGCCGACGACGCGAGCGCCTCGGCGCTCCTGGCGGCGCTGCTCGCGTCGAAGCTGACGGTCCTCTGGCAGCTCGCCGGCTGGCGCGTCCTGCGGGTCGGCCCCGACCAGGTCCGGCAGATCGCCGGCGGCGACCAGTTCACGGCGGACATCGCCGTCACGACGATCATCCACATCTGAGGAGGGCCCCATGGTCGCAGCAGTCCCGCAGATCCCCAAGATCAGCATCTTCAGCCTCGGTGGCGCGTCCTACATCGAGGACATCGTCAACATCAAGATCGTGCCGGTCGATCCCGAGGAGAGCACCATCACGACGCTCGACGGCGTCGCCCACAAGGACGTCGGGGTGACGACCTGGCAGATCGAGCTCGAGGCCGTCCAGGACTGGGACTCGGCCCGCCCGGGCCTGGCCTGGTACTGCTGGACGAACCTCGGCACGTCCAAGGTGTTCATCCTCAAGCACGAGAGCGGCACCGAATCGGCGTCGAACCCGAAGTTCACCGGGACCTGCATCATCAAGGCACTGGGCTACATGGGCGACGGCGGCGTGTTCGCGACCTCGACGGCGGTCTTCCCGATCACCGGCACGCTCACCCTCGACGCGACGCCCTGATGGCGGCGGGGACGACCCGCCTCACGGTGACCGGCGCGAAGGAGCTCCAGAAGGCCTTGCGGCAGATGGCCGTGGACATGTCGGACATGAAGGCGGTCAACACGAAGATCGCCGAGATGGTCGCTGCCGAGGCCCGCGGGCGCGCCCCGAATCTGTCGGGCACCCTCCGCGGGACCATCAAGGGCGGTGCCACCAAGACCCGCGCCTGGGTCAAGGCCGGCAACAACAGGAAGAAGAAGAAGCTGAAGAGGGGTGGCTACAGCCAGGGCGCGGTGCCATACGCCGGGCCGATCCACTTCGGCTGGCCGGCCCGCCACATCCGGCCCCAGCCGTTCCTCTATGACGCGATCGACAGTCGGGCCGGGGAGGTCGTGGACGTCTACAAGAAGCGCGTCGCAGAGCTCGTCCAGAGGGTCGAGACCGACACGCGCATCAAGCAGCTGGTCAGACGGTGAGGGAGAGACATGGCCGAGGCACTCGAGTTCGACCCCGACACCCTGACCCTGGGGGAGCTCCTGGCAGTGGAGGAGGCGTCGGGCCTGACGACGTCCGAGATCCTCGGGTCGTTCGGACGCCGCTCGACCTTGCGGCTGCTCGTGGCGGTGTTCGTCCAACGATTGCGGAGCTCCGGCGAGCCGCCGAGCTGGAGATCGCTCACCGACCTTCGGATACTCGACGCGCTGTCTGGCGACTCGCCCTCGCCAGCGGACAGCCCCTCTCCGAGATCGAACGACTCCGAGTCCGAGATGCGCCCTATCTCGCTGCGGAGATAGCGGAGATGCGGCGTGGCCACAAGTAAGAGCATCATCTCGGTCGCCATCCTCGGCGATGCGAAGTCGCTCGTGGCGGCCGTCAACACGGCCGAGGGCAGGCTGAAGGGCTTCGGCAAGAAGCTGGCCCTCGGCGTCGGCGGCATCGTCGCCGTCGACAAGGTCTTCGACGTCATCGGGGATTCGCTCGAGAACGCCGACAAGTTCGCCGACGCCCTCGACCGCATCAAGGGCCTGTCCGGCGGCGCCTTCGCCGACAAGATCGGCGACATCGCCTTCTCCATGAGCAACATCGGGTTGTCCGCCCCGGAGGTGGCCGATCTCGCCGCGTCGTTCGATTCGTTCGCGACCTCCGCGGGCGTCAGCCAGCCGCTCATCCAGGACATCACGCCCGACCTGGTGGCGATCGCCGCGGCCGTCGCGGCGACGACGGGCAAGACCGTCGACGAGGTCATCGGCGACATCGGCCGGGCGGCGGCCGGCAACAAGAAGTCCGTGGCCGACCTCGGCATCGTCATCGACGGCACGCTCAATCCCGACGCCCAGATCCTGTCCATCCTCGACCAGCTCAAGACGAAGTTCCCCGACGTGGTCTCGGCGACGGGCGACCTCGCGGGCAAGCAGGACGCATTGAACGCCAAGTGGGACAACGCCACGACGAAGCTCGGCCTGCTCGTCGAGGGACCGATGGCGGCTGTCCTCGACTGGTTCATCCAGGTCATCGACAACGACATCCCGAGCGCGATCACCGGCTTCAGCATGCTCAACGACGCGCTCGGGCGGTTCGGCGATGACACGCTCGGCGGGCTCATCACGGTCAGGGACCTGCTCAACGACATCGTCAAGACCCTGCCCCTCGTCGGCGGCGGCTTCCCGGGCGGCACCGGCGGCGTGGGCAATGCGGGCAAGTTCGCGCCTCGTCCGTCCGAGCGTCCGGTCATCGACAGCGAGCGCCACTTCACCGACCGCAACGGGACCGGCGACGCCCGCGGGCGGATCGGCGGGCCATGAGCTACCCCTCGGAGGTCCTTGCCGACAGCCCCGACTGGTACCTCCGCCTGGGCGAGCCGTCGGGCACGTTCGCCGACTCGTCGCCGCACGCGGTCGTGGCCACCGAGGTGGGTGCCCTCACCCGGAGCGTCACGGGGCCCTTCACGGGCAGCACCGGCGTCGCGTCCGATCCGTCCGACACGCTCAGCCTGGGCTACACCGCGACGTCCCTGAACGCGGCGAGCGTCGAGGGCTGGTTCCGGACGACCACGGCGGGCGCCGTGCTCATCGAGCAGAACCGGCCCTATCCCTCGGGCATCGGCTTCTGTCTCACCATCGCGCTGGCCAATGGCGCGCCATTCGGCGGCCCCGCCGGGACGATCGGCGCGTTCATCAACTCGACGTCGTTCTGGCAGGGCATCCACACCACGGCGACCTACAACGACGGCACCTGGCACCACGTCGTGGCGACGTGGCAGGGCATCGGCGGCGCCGTGCTGGCCAGCCAGCTGACGGTCTACGTGGACGGGGCGCTGGCCACGACCGTCGCCGACAGCGGCAACACGGGCAGCCATTCCGCGGCGACCATCTCGGGCTCGGGCGCCATGACCCTGTGGAACGGCGGCTATCCGCTCGACTCGGCCGAGCTCGCCTTCTACTCGACGGCCCTGTCGGCGGCCCGCGTCGCCGTCCACTACGCGGCGCGGCTCGGCTTCACCGCCGACTTCAGCGGCACCCCGGTCAGCGGCGACTTCCCGCTGACCGTCGCGTTCACCGACGAGTCGTCCGGCGGGGCGACGCCCGCGACCTGGCTGTGGGACTTCGGCGACGGCCAGACCTCGACCGTCCAGGACCCGACCCACATCTACAGCGTCCAGGGCTCCTACACCGTGACCCTGACCGTCACCACGTCGGGCGCCGAGACCGACACGGAGGCGAAGACCGCCTACGTCGTGGTGACCGGGGCGTTCGTCCCGCCGGAGCCCGGCGGCGCCATCCTCGAGATCCGCGCCGCGGCGACGGGCTCGGCGCGCTGGGGCGTCGCCCTGTGGGGCGAGGACGTCTGGGCCGCGGCCGCGTGGATCGACATCACGCCCGAGAGCATCGACGCCCAGATCCGCTGGGGCTCGCACACGCCCGAGGCCGGCGTCCTGACCCAGACCGAGGCCGCGACCTGGCTGGTCGATACGTACGATCCCGAGCGGCTGCTCGACCCCGGCAACACCGACAGCCCGTACCACGCCGACCTGCGGGCGGGCCTGCCCATCCGGCTGCGCCACCGCGGGACGATCGTGCGCCAGGGCATCGCCGAGACGATCGGCTACTTCTACAAGGACCGTCAGGGGGCCATCCGCGCGACCGACAACCTCTCGACCATGGCGCGCACCCCGGTGCCGTCCGATTCGGTCCTGTCCGACACGCTCCGCGCGCGGGCCCGCGACGCCATCGCCGCGGGCGGGCTGCGGCTGACCGTCGAGGACGACCCGCCCGCGGGCGATCCGGCGCTGGTCGCCCAGCGCGACGGCGACTTCAGTGTCTGGAGCGTCATCCGAGACGCCGCCGAGCAGGTCCTCCACGTCGCCTACGTCGACCGCATCGGGACCGTCAGGTTCCGCGCCTGGGCGAGCCCCTACGACCGCGCCCGGTTCGTCGATGACACGGAGCTGATCGACCTCGGCACGATCGTCCAGACGCAGGGGCTGTACAGCGTCGTGCAGGCCCAGCAGACGGTCGCAGACGGGGGCTTGCTCATCGAGCGGCGCCTGACCCCGACCCCGCGCTACGGCGCCGTCACGTTCACCAGGAGCGACGAGACGCCCGACGCCGACGCCTGGGCCGCGGCGGTCCTGGCCGACCGCTCGCTGCAGACGGTGCAGTGGCTGCCCGGCGACATCTACCCGCTCGACGCCGACGCGGTCGAGTACTTCGCGACGCTCGAGGCGATGGAGCGGTTCAACGTCGAGGACAACGCGGTGGACCCGAGGGTCGATGTCCTCGGCATCATCGTCGGCGGCGAGATCCGGGTGACCGCCAAGCGCGGTTCGTCGGCCCTCTGGCGGTTCGGGCTCGAGCTCGCCCAGACGGCCGACAGCCCGCTGTACACCGACACCGACCCGGCGGAGTTCCTGCTCAACGAGGCCC